CCCAGAGCGGAGGCTCCAGCCGTTAAAATTCCAGTTGTTATAGTGGCTCCAGCAGACGCGAGCATCCCGTCGTAAACCGCTCCACTGAACACACCGTGCGCGTGAAGCTCTTTGTCTAGTTTTGTCAAAGAGCTCGTAATCAATTTTTCCATTTTTTCGACTGGTATTTCAATTGTCTTAACCGCCGCTTTGGCAGCGGCACAAGCTTTACTTTTCGGGTCCGCCTTACAGGCTCCAAGTTCTAAAACGTTACCAACCGCATCCAGACCACACCACTCTGGAAAATATTTACACGCCTGTAAATTAACGTATACATCTGTTCCAATTGTGTCTATAATCTTTTTGTTTACATCAAACCTGTCGATACTGTCAGAACGAGCCATGCTGTCAATCTCATTCATTATGATGGTTGCCCTGATGAGATCCATGGCTTTTATAATTTTTTCGTTCATAGCCACAAACATTACCGTTATCATCAAACACACGGCAAAAACGGATCCCCAAAGTACCTTATTTTTTGAGGTTACCATATTGAAAAATGCCAACATGGTGATAAATCCAAATATAACCATGAGTACACGGTACACTTTGAGTTTGTATTGTAACTGTGAGTAGTATGATCCCTTTAGTTCCTCGGGTGTAGGAATATCCACCATTTTTTATATATTATTATTATTATATAAAAAATGGCTGAAGAACTTTCAATCGTAAAAGTAGTTGAAGAACTTGAAGTCTCCACAAAAGAAGCTGAACAGTTAGAAAACACATTTAACGATGCGAGTAAGGCTATACAGGATGCCGAAGCAGCCGGACAAATTGTTGCGGAATCTTCAGAGGCCGAGTCTGCTTTAACCAAGGCGGGGAAGGCAGTCCTGAAACTTGCCGGTTTCGCGGAAGAAGATATGGAAAGTTACGAGAAATTTATATCCAAGGGAGAGAAACTTGTTGGAAAAGGTATGAAGACACTTGGGGGTGCCATTGTAAAAGTTGGTAAATTCTGCCTTTCACAGCAGGCGTGTGTGGGCGGTGCTCTCATTTTGGGGTACATGATTCATAGCGGGGTGGCGGATCCAGCGGCAGCCGCCGCCGAAATGGCTGGAGACGCCATAAAGGCCTTTTTCTATGCTCTATTTGGTCAGACTGGGACATACATCCTATGGGGTTTAGCTGGTTTAGCCGGATTGATTATTTTAATTTATGTAATAAAAAGTCTTACTCCAAAGAAAGGTAATGGTGGTGGTAGTCGCTCATAGGGGTCACTCACAAGTGTGGGGAGACAATACTATGATGGCATTTAAGAAGGCCGTTGAATGTGAAAACTTCGATGCTCTGGAGATGGATATACAGTTGGATAACTGTAACGAAATTATCATAAAACACGATCTTCTTTTAGATGACAGCGAACCAAAACTGTACCTCGGAGACTTTTTCGATCAGGTGAAGGTTCCGCCACACATGAAAATTTTTTTAGACATCAAGGGACCCATCGACATTGTACCCCATCTCGAAAAACTTCTGTTGGGGAAGGATCTTGATCAATTTGTCATTTGTAGTTTCAACATCAAAACTCTAAAAAGTTTTAGACTTCCAGTAACCCAAGGTTTCACAACTGCGAATGTTTTGAGAGAATGTGATCTGTGTGGTATACTGGACAATCGAATCAAATACATACTCGTAGACTGTAACTTTTTGGACAAAGAAATGATTGACTACTGTTGGTCCATCGGTTTATTAGTGTACACGTACACCCCTTCGACCCAATTAGAAGTTTCTCACGCCATTAAACATAATATAGACGGTATCATAATCAACAATGAGATACATAACATATGATATCATATCTTTTCAACTTGTGTGTATCTACAAAGTTAAGATTAAGCCTGGGAATGCCACTGGATTTGGGTTCACATATAGGGACGCGTTAGAAAATGCTCTCAGATTTGAGAGTAGGGGTTTGTTTGCGATTGACGAGACCAAACAAAAAGGGCTAGTCCCACCAAAATCAGAACCAAAACCAAGATTGCGATGAGCAGTAACCAGCTTATAATTCTTAGTGGGAACGTAATTTCCGTAAACTATACTATTCATTTTTATATATTTGAATATATTATATGATTGGAATTTTACTTGCCCTGTTATTTAGTGGTTTAATTATTTTTTGGGGAGTAAAATATAATTTCGCTTTGCCGTTTAACATTGGTGGTGGTGGTGACGATCCCCAGGGTGGTGACGGGGGTGATAGAGACTCACCGACACAGGCGTATAACAGGAAAATTACAACAGATGTTACTACAAATAATGAAGAATACACATACGTGAACATACCAAACAAAAAACCAACGAGCATGTCAAATTTGAAAAATAAAAGTATACTTTCCTTTACACAAAAAGAAGGAATTGATAACAACACAGGTGTGAGAATTTATAGACAGGGTGATATTATCAGAGCCATGAGTAATGCTTACAACAGTTCTAATTTACTCACGTTCTGTGAAAACACGTGCTCTGATATAGACGAATGTGGTGGTTTGTGGTACGTCGGCAATCAGCCCTACAGAACGGTGTGTCAGTCATTCTTGGGATACACACAGACGGGGTGCGAGAGTGACGGTAAAATAACAGTCGTACCAGATTATGACTGCTACATGTTAAAGGATGATTTTCAAGACAGTTTAGAGGATCTGAGCATACCCGGTTTGGACGACGACGGTAATTTTGTGAATCCCAACGATTCGTCAATGAAGGGAGATTTCAAGTTATTGAAGAAGCTTGCTGCTTAATTCTTCCAGTGACGTGAAGTATCTCTTGAGATCCTTTTGGAATCTCTTATCTTTTTTCAAGTCGGCCTCTGAGTGATTTTTGACCATCCATGCCAGGTTGGATATTGAGTACTTCGTCTCCTTCTGATTGGCCGTTGGCTTTCGTGGAGTGATCTTTTTCTTTTTAGTCTCTGTGGTTGATTTCTTTTTGGGTTCCACGCGATTTATGAAGCTGAGAGCCTGTAGAACCGTGTCGGCCAGATCGTCCTTTTTCTTGGAAGACCTAAAGGTGTCCATCCAGTGGCCGTTCACTTCGGACCCCTCCAAAAACTCTCGACATCTGGTGACCGCGGTGGCCTTCCTCTGGCGGTACCTGGCCTTTCCACTCCCAGCCACGTCCGGAACTTTGTGTCGGGCATCGTAGATGATGGTTTCGGCCGAAGGTGTCTTTATCACAAAGTAGGCGTGTAAAAAGTTTTCAACGGTTTTCATCTTCTTGTTCTGACCTGGTTGCTTTTCTATGAGTACCACGGTCGAATCCAACACCCACGGTTTGGCGTCCAAATGTCTCCTCAGAGACGGATAAAGACCGTCCTCGTGTTCCGGAGGCACACCCGACACGTCCCACTGAACAATCTCTTTGGTGTCCTCGTTGATCTGACACATTGCTAAATTTCTTATACCGACATCAATACTTAAAAGCATTATTAAAGTTAAAGATGATAATGTTTTTAAGTACAATATGGTACTTTGTTGGTGGTGTTGTCATTCATTCGAAGGGGAATCGTACCGCTTACCATACAAATATGATGAAATGCGCAAAAAGTTTTACACCACTGGTATATTTTGTTCGTGGTCTTGTATGAAGGCTTACGCACTAGATAGTTATGGTCTCAACAAGGGTGGTATTATTTGTCAAAACATCTCTTTAATGAGGCTGAAAACCGTGAACAAATTAGGACCCATAACAAGAGCACCCAACAGGTACTGTTTGAAGTGTTTCGGTGGAACCATGGACATAGACGAATTCAGAAAGGTTGGCGCGGACAACTTCCCGCACCTCCAGATGCCAGACTCTGTACACATAATGCCGCAAGTGGTACATAAACAGTTCCAGGAACCCCAAAGGATGTCGACGGCCAGAGATCTCAAAAACAAATTGGAAGAAATAAACAATTCTCAGACAACCACCGAAACCCTCAAATTGAAGAGACCCAAACCCCTCAAGAGGGACGAAAACAATTTAGAATCCATGTTGGGAATCAAGAGGACCTCGCGAAAATAAATCTTTTTTGTTTGCTCGTTGGTCTAGACTCTGGTAGATCCTCTGTTTGTAAACTGTGTACCCATCGTGTGCCATCGAACGCGACCCACTGTAGCTTCCTGCGTTCCATGGCCTTCTTACACATGACACACGGTATGGAGCATCCCACCACCCCGTCCTTGCGGAGTCTGTGAATCACAACGTCTCCGTACTTTCTGTGGACCCACCTGGGGAAGGCGGACGGCGGAACCCCCTTTCTCAGGGCTTCCTTTTCCAGATCCTTGATGAGGCGGCGTTCAGCACAACACTTACAATCGTTTGTGATGACCGCCTGCCGCGACTTTTAACCAGCACTCCATGACAATCTTCATACCCTTTTACATATATCTGGAGTCTACTTTTTAACTGTTGTACCGCAGTTGTTACACATGTCGTCGGAGTGAATCGCACACATTTTACACTTGTGGCACTCTAACTGCGGAAGATCCCACGAGGACCTGATGCCGCCCTTCTGGAGAACCCTCTCGTAACAGTCTAGGTACTTCACGCTATCGGAATTTTCCAGAATGAGTTTGTTGATCTCACCCCTTTTGAAAAACTTTTCGATTGTGGTCTCCGTGACACCATTCTTCGTTATGGCCTCTCGGTAGCACGTCAACAGAAACACGGGATTGGTACCACCGTTTCCATCCAAGCCGTACTTGGTCATGGTGGACACCGAGGGGAAACGATTTTCAACACAAGCTTTTACTAATTCAGTGGCAGACATCTCTACACATCAAAAGCACTTACATTTTAAATCGGTTTTGAGCTCATTGATGCTATCTATGAGATTGGGAACCATCTGTTTGAGCACCGCCTCTAGGTGGGTGTCCTCGCCGGGGCACACCTCCTCCACGATCTTGTTCAGTAAGGTGATGATCAGTTGCTTGCGCTCGGTTTTCTTGAGTTTTTTGAGTTTGTTCACCTCCAACATAACCTGCATCAAAGCCAGAGAAACATTTTCCACTGTTAGCCCACTTTCCTTGTAGCGGTTTTTGATGCTCGTGACGGTCTCTATGACTTGCGGGGTTGCCTTGTAGGTTTTGAGAATTTCTTCTATGTTCATTATAAGTATAATGAAACCTTTGGCTTTAACTGCCACTATATTTGGTATATTTGCCCTATTGCCCAGCTTTGAATCCAACGAAGCCCCGCCGTCTCTCGGGGTCACTGTGTTAACAATGTTCAGTATTCTATTGTGGCTTCTTCACTATTATCAGACAAAAGATTGGTTTTCGATGATGGAAGTGTCGGTTGTGTTGGCACTAAACCTTCGAAATCTGTATGTGATATTATCCAAGCCAAAGACTGGAGAGCGATCAGTTTTTCGTCAAACCTCAGACGGCGTCTACGGATACACATTTGAAGAATGTGGAGCAATAGAATGACTGATTTTTCAAGTGATAAAATAATTTCACCAGTTCCGAAGCCTCCATCCGTTTGTCGGGTTCTTCTTGGAGCATGTACCTGTCTATTATCCTTTCGTGGGGTAAGAGCTCCTTCATGAGTACACCCGCACTCCATATATCAATCATGTGAGAATATTGTTTCTTTTTTTTCGCCTCTGGTGCCATGTACCTCAGGGTGCCCACGCTCCCCGTGAGCTCCTCGTTGGTCTGTGACGGGACGGTCAGCTCCGCGATCCTGCTCAGACCAAAGTCCACCAGTTTGGCTCTGCCCGACCGCGACAGGACCACGTTGGACGGTTTGATGTCTCTGTGAATAATTTTTTCGGGTTTTCTGTTGTGTAGATAGGTCAGAGCTCTCAGGATGTCCACACACACGTCAATCTTTTGTGATTTGGAAAGTTTTTGCTTTTCCAAATTACCGTTGGGTAGGTACTCCATCACTATGATGAAAGGTTCGCTCACGTAGCCGAGAAGTTGAACCACGTTGGGGTGATGAACCTTCGTGAGTGTTTCAAATTCACGGATACAAAGAACCTTCTGAATGTCCCCTATCTCCTTGTGGGCCACCTTGGCTATCACAGGTGTTTCTCTCCACGTGCCCAAGTAGACGGTTCCGAAGGATCCCTTGCCGACCATCTGTTCGGTGTCCACCCGAAGTTCCCACGGCGGTATCTCCCACTCTGAAAAAGTTTTATTTTTGAGATGATAGTACCTCTTTGGTATACCACTCCTGTAACTTTCATTGACGTTCGAAAACATTCGCTACTGTATTAGACACATAAAACTTTATTCTGATATATGGAGACGGAAGTCAAGACCGAGGATCTCTGTAAGACCCTCAAGGAGGTGCGAAAACTTTTGAAGGAGTGCGTTCTACCCAGATTGGATCGTTTGGAGGCCGATCTCTTTTTTTTGAGGAGGCACACGTGGCCAGTGTGTTCAATCTTGACGGAAAAGGCCGTCTTGAGCGACGAATGGGTCAGGGACAAGGCACTCGCCTACGACGGAGACGACTACCTCCTGTACAAGAAGAATAAGATTGTCAGATACATAAAACCAGAAGAGACGTGGAGACACGATCGGATCGTGGAGGAAAAAAATTTGTTGGATAGTATTATAAACGAATGACTGTTAGATTGACATCCGCTCAGAAGAGAAATCTCTACAAAAAGGCCAAATCGGGATACTACTATGTGCGTCTCACCAACTGGAACCCCAAGAGTGGTCAACACATCGTGGTGTTTCCGACAAATAAAGCCCTGAACGAGGGCAAATTACGTTTTTTCAGAAACTTTTATCCAGTGCTCGGAAAAAATGATCCTCCACCCAAAAATAAAAGGGGAGGAGCTGCCTACAAACACGGTAGATTTTTCACTATAAACAAATCAGTTGAGGATCTTCTCCTTAATAATCGTTAGACTCGCCAGAGTTGTGGCGTCGTCCCCGTAGGTCACGCAAAGGTTGTCTATCCCCTTGACCGCCTCCGCGAGGCCAGCCTTTAATGGGTCCGACGGTTCCTTTTGGTACGTGGCCAGTGCTTGATTAATAATATTTCTGATGTACCTCACGGTCGTCACACGATTGTCGCGGTTCAACCACCTGCGGAATCCTGTGACCGCCCCGTGGGAATTGGGTTCCAAGAAGATCAACCCGTCCCTGATTCTGGCCTTTTGACCCTCCTTGATCATGGAGATTACCCTCAGGGACGTGAGGAGTTCATCCATATTTATTATAAAGTTCGTTTTGTTTATTTTGTTTCGATGTAGACTTTATGTGCCACAGCGAAAATTTAGGGTCCGCCTTAATAGATTGGGGTCTTTTGTATCCTTCAATCTTTTCGTGAACCTTACCCACCCACTTGAGATCTCTGTGATAGATTCTTCCTTGATAGTCTGGCCAGTTTATCCATCCCATGTCGTTGCACGAAAAATTGTTCTTCTTTATAAATTCTTGAGTGTACCCAGGGCATATGTTAATTCTAGGAACTGCGATAAAATCTGGGGGATTTTCTTGGGAAATAATATGTTTCACCACCTTGATCAAAAACTCTTGGGGGATTTCATCCGCATCTATGTTGAATATGTAGTCACCCTTACACACTGTTGAAAAAAAGTTTTTGTGTTTGGCAAAATCACCATCAAAGTTTCTCTCGGCTTGAACAACTTCTGGGAAATCATCCAAGACATTCTGTACCTGAGGGGTCACCTTCCCAGAGTCCTTTATGACCACAACTTCATCCGAAGGGTTTTTGATCTCCCTCAGAAAGGTCAACAGGTCAAAAAGTTCCCTGGCCTCTGTACACACACCTATAGCATATGATAGACTCATAACTCTACATGACTAAACCCCCACGTCTCTAAGTTCTTAGTTTTTTTATTCATCTCAATAGAATTTTGTAAATTTGGGTTGTTGTCTCGTTCATGTTCAATGTGATACAATGGTGGAAAATTAGAAGCAGAAACAATACCATTGTTCATTAATACTTTGTACTGAACAGCTGTGTCTGCGTAAGATCTTTTATTCATAGTTTCCTCAAAACCTCGTATGCCCCACCACGTGTCGCGATGAGCAATCTGAAAATCTCCACACGCACATATAATACTTGCGAGTGTATGGTGCGAGTTTTCTGGAAACTTTTCTAGTAGATCTTTGTTAATAGTTAGATATGGACTCATTAATCTTTTTTGAATAGGCCACAGTCCAAATAAAATTGGCATGACTTTTGGATCAAATCCATTTTTAAAATGTTTGTCCAGATCTGACAACTCTACGTCTTGTTTAGCAAGTGTAATCATTTCATGTGGTCTTATTTTTTCTAACAACTTGTCTACAAGATATCGTTCTGGTGTTATAACGTCTATATTAGTACTAACTATATAATCACCCGTTGCTCTCCTTATACCTATATTTCTTGTAAGAACTTCGCACATAGGTTGAGTTTTTACCCCATTTGTGAGTTCATGAACCTTTTCGGGTGTGACTACAATAACATTTAATTTGCTTTTATCCACAATGTTAAGACATGACGTGAGGGGTTCTTTGTTTTCTTGTGTGTTCCAGTCAACATAAATAACTTCATCAAATGTTTCTAACAGACTTTTAAAACAATAGGTAGCTCGTTCTACAAGATGACCACCGTAGTTGTCATTTCTTCCACATACAACTGCACTTATTTTAGTCATATAAAGACTTAACTTGGTATTTCTTTATATGAAAAAAATCATAGTAACAACTACAATAAATGAACCAACAAAGGCTACTAAATTATACAACAGTATTCCCGATTGGGATTTTCTGGTAGTGGGAGACACAAAAACTCCACATGAATCTTATAATAATTATAATTATTTACACCCTTGTGATCAAGAAAAATTGGACAAACCACTTTCAGATATGATTGGTTGGAAGTGTATTCAGAGAAGAAACATGGGGTTCTTGTATGCGATTAAGAACAACTATGATATTATTGCAACTGTTGACGATGATAATATACCTTACGATACATGGGGGAATTTATTTGACTCACGGACGAGTGTAAATTGTTATTCATCTGATGTAGGGTTTTTTGATCCCTTAAGTGTAACACCTTACTCTAATCTGTGGCACAGAGGTTTTCCGCTTCAATATGTTCACAAGAAGAATATTGTTAAAAAAACACCGAACAAAGTGGTGAAGGAATTTGACGTACAGGCTAACCTATGGGACGGTGACCCTGATATTGACGCAGTGTGTAGAATGATTTACGCACCAGAATGTAAATTTGATCCAGATATGGAATGGTTTACAACTACCGACTTGGCGCCGTTTAATAGTCAGAATACTATTCTAAAAAGAAACGCTCTGAAATATTATTTTATGTTCCCAGGTGTTGGAAGAATGGACGACATTTTTGGATCATATGTCTTACAGAAAAAGGGATTCAACGTTGTATACGGTCCACCTACTGTCTACCAAGATAGAAATGACCACGATCTCACCGTAGACATGAAAAAGGAGTACGTAGGTTACGAAAACGTAAAAGATATCACAAATTCACTAGACTTTATACCTATGGATGCGTACAATCGATATGTACAACTCACAACTAATACATAGAGAATAGATTCAGTATGTATCTATAAATGAGAGTACTCATAGTGGAATATTTCAAATTCTCTTTAAAAGAGAGAGATGATGAAGTTCTCAAATGTGTAAAAACCAACATAGATTCTGGTCTATTTGATAAGGTCATTGTCCTCTCTGAGAAGGACGAGTGTCCACTCTGCGAAACTGTGATCACTGAGGAGAGGCTGACCTATAAGTACACTTTCGAATACGCAAACCAACACTTGTCCCACGGTGATCAGGTATTCATATCAAACACTGATATCTACTATGACGACACTATTAACCATGTTAACTTGGATGACAAAACCGCCATGTGTCTCACGAGGTACAACATACTCGAGGATGGATCTCACGAATTGGAGAATGGTAAATTATCTTCCCAGGACACGTGGGCTTTTAGGGTACCTATCAAGGTTCCACCCAAGAGTGATTTCTTTTTTGGTACACTGGGGTGCGACAACTACATAACAACCCTATTGAAGGCCGAAGGGTACACACTATGGAACCCGTGCCTCTCCGTCAAGAGTTATCATCTCCACCTTACTGGTCACAGAACCTATAAAAATGAATACATTGCTCCCAAACACAACTTTACGTTTGTGGATCCCTGTGAAGTAGATGAACGATCCCCTTCGAGTTTCTGTACCATTAGCACCGAAACGTGTTTCGATGAACTTTTGGCACTTTTGATGTCTCTCAGGCGTCAGCATCCCGAGGAACCCATATATGTGCTGGCCGACACTCAGACCAGGAACAAAATTCCCAAGATTTTGGAAAATGTACACGTGAGAGTGGATCTGGACAAGTACCACGGAAAGAATCGCGAACAGATGGAGAAGGAAGGAACGTGGTCAGATTTTCAAATGGAAAAGGCTAATTGTATAGATATAGCACTTGAAAAACACACAGACACAATGTTTTTGGATGCGGACATCATTGTGTTGGACAAACTTCGAATCAAACCTGGATACGAATTGGGATTGAGTCCCCACTACATACGCAAGGAGCGCACAGATGCGGTTGGGTACTACAATGGCGGATTCATGTGGGTGTCCAACAAAACAATTACACAGGATTGGAAACTTTTTACAAAAACGTCAAGATACCACGACCAAGCATCCATAGAAGATTTGGCCAAAAAATACAAACACTTCGAGTTTGATAAAACCTACAATATGGGGTGGTGGAGACTGATCCAATCAGATTCGGACATTTCTAAAAACTTTGAAATAAATGGACCCAGCTACGAGCACCTCTCAATCAAGTGTATCCACACACACTTCGCGAAGGGTGACTTTTATACCCCATTCAATAATTTTATTACACAACTTTTGATAGGTTCACACAGGTGGTACGAGGTTATGTTGATCGAGCGTGTCATCAACGGCTTTTGGCCACTTTTGATCCCTGCCCAACCCCTACCCGATAAATATCACCACTCGGACGATAGTTTCCGTGAGTTGGCCAGGTTGACGGCGGAAAAGGTGGACGACCTGCGAGCTGTCACGGTACAGGGTATAACTTTACCCAGGATAGGTAAGGCTGTGTGTCTCTACGATCGCCCACAGGATGGGTGGATGACCCCAGAGGTTGAGGGGTCTCTCAGGGTTTTCATGGGCAATATGGACGCCAGTACATATGATACCAAATATAGTCCCTGGATATTTTGGCCGAGAAGACCCATAGTTTTGGAGAAGTTTTTGGAAGGTCCTCAACCACCCAAGGACATTGAGAGTATCTTCATAGGCAATATAGAAAACAGTGTACAAGCCGAACACAGGGACACAAAATGGTCCGATGTGATCCAAGAGTTTCACCTCACAAATGGTCACAAGCACCTATTCACCCAAGAGGAGTATCTCACTAAGATGGCCAGATCGAAGTGGGGTCTCTGTCTGAAGGGTTTCGGGTTGAAGTGTCACCGAGAGGTTGAGTGTATGGCTCTGGGTGTGGTCCCCTTGATCACCGACGGTATACCCATGCACAGTTACCTAAATCCTCCGGTGGAGGGTAAACACTTTCTAAGGGTGAGCAAACCAGAGGATGTTCCACGGGTTACCGGTGAGTGTTCAAACTGGGAGGAGATGTCGAAGGCTTGTAGGGAGTGGTACATGGAAAATGTTCACAGCGACAACTGGTGGTACACTATGTTAAAGAATATGTTATCTACTATATAAATGTCGCAAATTAATAAACTTTTCGAGACAAACAACTCATTTTGTGTAGGTAAACTAAGCGCAAATATATTAATGGCTATATTTACAAATAATGATTCTTTTAAAATGAAAGTGTGTACAGATGATGGTGTATTTCCGTATAACAGTGATTATGTGGATAAAGTTTGTAGAGAGTTATATGTATCTTATTTAGCATATGTTGATGGAGTTCCCATATGGAATAAACATATACAAGATTCGGAGAGAAATTTGATGTTGAAACATAACAATTCATTTATAGAGTTAGAAACCCTTCGTACATTGGAACCATATTACGATGAAGATCCTTGGACTAAATTTTTAGAAAATAAAAAGGTACTTGTAATATCGTCTAAAACCAAAAGTATAAGAAAACAATACGATAAGAGAAACTTGATATGGACTAACAATTTGCTACCAGAGTTTAAAAAGTTGATCACATTAGAATTTCCAGAATGTTATTATCGTGTGGATGAAAGTAAAAGAGTATCAGAAGTATATCAAAATAATACACATGAACTTCTTAAAAAGTATGAACAGTATATTGATGATATTGATTTTGATATTCTTTTAATCGGGGCTGGTGTATATGGATTACCTCTGGCGGCATATGCTAAAAAAATTAACAAGATTGGTATTCATTTAGGTGGTGCCATACAAATCCTATTTGGTATAAAAGGCGGCAGGTGGAACAATCATAGTATTATATCTAAGTTTTACAACGATCACTGGATCACTCCGAGTGAAGAAGAGGTACCAACCTATTTCAAAACATGGGAAAATGGGGCGTATTTTTAAAGATCAATGTAACTTCACATAAGTATTCCACCTATACTTAATTCTATCATTTAGAAACATAGGATATTTGTTATTTTCTTCATTAAAAAAACCTTCACCAGTTTTTATTTTACCTGGGTATATATTTGGAAACACGTGATACACTTTCATATAATCCTTGATTTCGTTCATGGAATGACACAAAGTTTTGTGACTACCACACCCTAAAGGATAGTTGTCGTTGAAAAACAAATCAGTGATACCCTTTTCTTTAGCTTGTTTTAATCGCATCACTGCGTCTTGATGACAATCAAAAAATGCTAAAGTAGTAGATGCATCATTAATGTCTAGGTTTTTAAAATCTTTGAAATTACCACCAGTGAAATATTTTGTATTTGGGTTTGGATCTGTGAAACCATTAAAAGGTACATCCCGTGGATCTAAACATATAATAGATGCATCCTCACCTAACGTTTTTCTGATAAGCTTAGTAGACCATCCATTCCATACACCAGATTCAATGCGTGATAAAGGGTAAACATATCCGGAGAACCCATACCACCTTGATTAGAACTAAATGAAGGTTCATATATATCACGACAAAATGTATCTAATTCAGTTAATGAATATTCCATTTGCTAAAAAAAGTTTTATCTCTTTAATGTAACATTCCAATTGTCATTCTTTAAAATTTTGTATCCACATTGTTGGAGACGGTCTAGGATTTTTTGAGTTTCACCCTTGGTATCCTTACCCTTTAAGAGAAGATCAAATTCAACCAACAGATATTTTGGGTACACCTCGTTGTCCAACATATGATTGAGAACCACACATTCAGCTCCTTCTATGTCCATCTTTAATAGATCTATTTTAATGTCTTTGGGTAATGTCATGACGGGTAAAACATCGTAATCGTCTGAAAACATTCCCTTTATAAGTGATTGTGATACATATTTGGGGTTTGATTGTTTGTAAAACTTGAGTTCACCATCGTGGTTCCAAAGACCTTTTGGAATAAAATGAAATTTTGTTTTGTCAATTGTTAGATCACTAATATTTTTAAGATAATCTGGTTGAATGTTACCACTATAGGGGCATCCATCCATAAACTCTTCAAAATGGGTCTTTGCACGTGTAGTAGGATCCATCAGATACACGTGACACCCATATTTAGACTGGATATGTAAATCAAATGAAATATCTTCACCAATTCCTATGGAATAAACAATACTCAGATTCATATCCTTTGGTACCCACCACCCACCATACTTGGTTCCTAAGTGTTCCATTTATACAAATGTATCAACGTACTCTTTAAGAAGTTTACCACCACATTTTCCAACGTGTATAATTGTCATATATTTTATAATCATATAAAAAAATGAATGATCATTTTGATATAATAGTAATAGGTTCTAAACCTTATGAGTTAATTAATATTTCTAATGTTATTGATACATTTACACATAACGTACGTTGTAATATAAATATACCTGGTAATAATAACGGAACGAAATATGATAAACAGATTTTAAACATACATGTGATAGAAAATGTAAAGGGACCAGACTACGTAAACAAATACATACCCATGTGTAAGGAAGAATATTTAATAAAGTTTCAGAATGCTTACAAAAATGGTAATTTTAAACAGATTATAAAGCAAAATACGGATTTGTCATATTTTAATAACCATTTAAAATCTATAAAATGTCCTTATCGATTTTCTAAATTGCCTAGAGTTGGGTATAGTGCTTTATTTATATACATGAAAAATAATAAAACACATGTTTTTATTTTTGGATTTTCTATATCAGACAAAACACGTTCTTATTATTCAAAGGTTTCACCTTCTAACTGTCATGACATTGATAATGAGCAGAAAATACTTAGGTGGTTACACGAAAATAAACATGTAGACGCATCTTTGTGTTTGTTGATGGATACACCCGAACCATCTCTTGACTGCTCCATATTACAACCATCACAATACATTATAGATCTTATTGTATCTAAAATGGGTGTGTGTTATTTATATAAAGATAATAAAGTTATAAATAAATATGAAGGCTAAAGTTATTGCTGAGATTGGTATCAATCACAATGGTTCCATGGAACTTTGTAAAGATCTGATCATGCTTTCTAAAGTGGCTGGGTGTGATTATTGTAAGATTCAGAAGCGGGAACCAGATGTGTGTGTACCAGAACATCAGAAATCAGTGATACGAAACACCCCTTGGGGTGAGATGACCTACTTGGAATATAAGAAACGTCTAGAATTTTCAGAGGAGCAGATCAAGGAACTTGTTGATTTTAGTAAAAACTTGGGTATAACCTTTTTCGCGAGTGTGTGGGACTTGGAGAGTGTTAAGATCATGGCTAAGTACACTAATATTTCCAAGATTCCAAGCGCTCTCATCACAGATTTGGAACTTTGTAAAGCGGCCAGGGAAGCTTTTGATACCCTCATAGTGAGCACGGGAATGAGTTCGGAGGATGAAGTCGTCAAATGTATAGAGGTGTGTGATCCTGACGTGATTATGCACACAAATTCGACATATCCTTGTCCACCAGAAGAATTAAACCTTAGATACATGGAACATCTTCGGGCCAGATGGCCCAAAGCTCAGATTGGATACAGTGGTCACGAATACGGACTCGTCACTACTTACGCGGCGGTAGCAATGGGCGCTACGTGGGTAGAGAGGCATGTGACCATGAACCGCAACATGTGGGGAAGTGATCAAAAGTCATCTGTAAACCCAGACGGTCTTATTAAGATTGTTAATGGTATACGAGCGATTGAACAGGCCACTATGTATGAACCAGGTCCTCGAAAGGAGTTTGCGGGAGAATTGGAAAAGAAAAAAAGTTTGAGAAAATAGATAAACTTATGGAACAATTGACTTATAATAATAAAATATTAAATATACCAAAAAGATATTTTCATGATAATTTATTAAATCGTTTTAAAAATAATACATATGAAAAAGAAGAAGTGAGAATAATAAAAACCTTTTTTAGAAATACTGACTGTGTTTTGGAACTTGGTTCTTGTATTGGATACACGGCGTGTATATTGTCTTCAGTATGTAAGCATGTAATAACCGTAGAAGCAAATCCAGAATTATATGAAGCACTGAGTAAAACTAAAACAGATAACAATTTAGATAACGTAGAACTTATATTTGGATATTTGGATAAAGAAATCAAAGAAATAGATTTTCAAACATATGATAATGTAGTTGCTGGTTCAGGTGATCGTGAAGATGGTAATCTAAACAATGTTAGAGGATGGGGTCACACTTTACAATTAAAAAAAATAAAAACAATAACTCTTAAAGAAATTACAAACATAAACAATGTAGACAGTTTAGTTGTGGATATAGAAGGTGGTGAGTTAATTTTCTTATCAAATTTCAAAACTTTTATTGAAAAACAAATAAAAAAAATATGTATCGAACTACATGGACACCAAATGTTAGATGAAAATTTTAACAATAAATGTTTGAATATTTTAAACGATATAGGATTTAAAGTTACAAAGCAAGATGGTGTTACGTATTATTTAGAGAAAAAATAAAAATATAGAATAGATGGATAAAGGTTACGTAGTTTTGGAAAATTTTTTCAACACTGAACAGCTTAATAACATGTTACTTGAATTTGATCGAATTTTTATTGAACATAAAAACAAAATAGAGTTACTTGATAAAGAAGGTTGTTCAAATGATGAACGTATTTTTAATGCTGAAAAATATTCCAACTTTTTAAAAGATATTATAACAAATAATCCTTACTTTAATAATTTTGTACAAAAGTATACAAACAGAGTACCGTCAAATAAAAAAATGTTAATAAATCTTCTTACGTATGAAGATGGTAAAATAAAAAATAGTGGCGCGGGGTGGCATCGTGATAATCATGATTGTCAATTTAAAGTTATAATTTATTTAAGCGATGTCACGACGGAAAATGGAAATTTTCAGTTTATAACAAACTCCTCTAAAAGACATATAGGATACCCAACTCCGCGTACACCTAATTATAATACAAGATTTTCAGATGAAACTATATATAAATTATTGAACGATCACAAAGAATGTGAGATAGTAAATATATGTGGTAAAAAGGGCACATGTATCATGGTTGATACAACGTATATACACCGAGGTAATATAATAAAAAACGGAGAAAGAAAAGCTATAACCCAATACTATTTTTAAATATTTTATATTGTTCCATTGTGAGTATATCTGCCGTTAGTTTTCCTTTAATATACCATGGTACATTATAATAATGCCCCGCTAATTTAAAATTTAAGTTTTTTGTATCCCATCCATCAGTTGATAAATTATCAAGTGACGATGTTAATATATTTAAAAACGTAGGTATTGTGTATGTTTCGCATAATCTTTTATATTTTTCTGGGATATATTTTAATTCAAAATACTTAGATAATGCACATTCCATACTTGTATTTATATTATGAAGTTCATATAATACATAATTGTTTGAATTATAAAAATCGTTTCCACCACCTTTCATGTTTTTTAACGACATGATCACACATCCACTACAAAAAGCTTCATGTATACTTCTACTTTCTCCTTCATTAGCACATGCATGTACATACACTTTTGAATTTGTATAATAATCGGACAACTGGTCGTGTGTCATTCCACGGAACGGACCAGAACTATCTAAGTTGTGAGTGTCTATAATAGTTACATTTGGCGAAGGAATCATAGATTTAAATTTTCTATAATAAGGGTCTTTATTATTTTGGTCTAATATAATCATAATACATTTTTTATTCGTATTATTAAATGCTTTTAGAACATTTATGGTATTTTTAATTTCAACACACCTACCAACATATATAAAATCGTATTGTCTATTTTTATTACTACTTTTTTCTAGAAAAACACTTGGTGTAAAACTCCGTGTTGTATATGGTATATGATTTTTATTAGAACATCTACTATCTGGTAATAAATAAAACTGAATGTATTTATCTATTAGTATATTAACATTAAAACCAACATGTAATAATATATAATATGTATGACTCATTTCATGTAAAAAATGATTTAGTGTGTTATATTCTTTATGAGTGATAACGAGAATTCCCTTTTTATCTGAATGTTTCAATAATACAAACATGTATTAAAAATATAACATTATTTAATTTTACATGATTATCGCAGTGATACCAGCGAGATCTGGGTCTAAAGGTATAAAAGATAAAAACATAATCAATTATCAAGGAAAACCTCTTATAGCGTGGACAATAGAACAAGGATTGTCGTCTAAACACAAACCTAGGGTCATTGTTTCAACAGATTCAAATGAATACGCCAATATAGCTTTACAATATGGAGCAGAGATACCTTACATAAGACCACCTGAGATATCACAGGATCTTTCAACTGATTACGAATTTATAAAGCATATGATAGATATGTTAAAATTAAATGATGATGACATAATTGTACATCTAAGACCAACTTCACCGTCCAGAACCACCAAACAAATCGATGAAGCTATTGATATGTTTTTAAAGTATAAAGATACATATACATCTTTAAGATCTGTTGTAAAGGTGGAAAAATCACCATATAAAATGTACACAATGAACAACAACACTTTAAAACCTCTATTTAGTGATCTCGGGGATATAAAAGAACCATATAATAAACCTCGGCAAATATTACCAGATTGTTACATCCATAATGGTTATATAGATATTATTAAAGTATCTACAATTATGGCTGGAAGTGTTACTGGTACTAAAATACTACCATTTGTTATGAACTATAAAGAAACATTAGATATTGATACAATTAGTGATCTCGTTTCTGAAACAAAGCCTGTATAGCATTGGAGTTTTTATATTTAAAAGTCGTTATAAAAAATAAATTTTCAACTTCATTGTCTACAAATTTTTTTATATCATTGTGATGGTAGTCATCAAAAATTATAAATCCACCATAGTTAAGATATTTACTAAACCGAGTATAGTCATTTTTTACACCTTCGTATGTATGATCACCATCAATAAATATTAGATCAAATGTTTTTCCCTTTATATAGTTCTCCGTAGAATCAAAATAACTATTTCCTTTTATTAATTCTATGTTAGCAGAACTTTTGTATATATTTATTATTTTTTGTAAATTTCCAATAGTCACACATGAAACAAACGAAAGACACGCAGTGGTAATGGCTCTAAAGACACAACCCGATGAAGAGTTTGAAGATCTCAATTACAAACCAAATTGTCCAGTTGTATGTACAGAAGAGTCTCACAAAATAAAAACAATTGAAATAAAGAAATCAATGGGAAAATAATTAACCAATGGAATCCGTCATCGAGTGGACCGAGAGGTTGTGCGACGAGGTTGAGGGTCTGGATCCCAGACTATTTCACAGTGACTGGCGCAAGGTTAGCATCCCCGCGTCAGTCGCTGCCATTCGGGTGTGTTACTACGTGGGGGGTGACTCCTCCAAAGTAATCTACGAAAAATTGTACTACATGCTAGTCACTGACAGATCCAGGTGGGACAGACTGTCCCAGCCAGAACAATCAGCCCTCTTGGAACGAATGGGTGTACCATCAGTAATGGTCTACGTAAAGATCTAAAACCTCTTTGACCGCTGGATGCCTCTGGATGTCTTCAGACTCCAAAACAATGTGCTCAATGTATTCCAACACGTCACCCTCCATGCGGGGCAAGAGGTCGCTGAGACCGCCTATGCCGTCCTTGAGATCGCACTGCTCCGCGTCGCCCGTGACCACCATCTTGGACCCCTCCCCGATTCGGGTCAACAGCATCTTCATCTGATTGGGTGTGGTGTTTTGCATCTCGTCGGCAACCACAAAACAGTCGTCAAAGGTTCGCCCCCTCATGTAGGCCAAAGGAGCAATCTCGATCACCTTGTCCTTCACCAATTGTTTGATTCTGGATTGGGAAAAATAGTTACCCAAAATGTCAAACATAGGCCGAGTCCAAGGGTCCATCTTTCGCTCTAGGGTTCCTGGGAGGTAACCCAATTCCTCGTCGGCCGCCACCAGTGGCCGGGTCAATATGACCCTGTCGACCTGTCTACGGCCAAGTCTTTCTACGGCTTCCTGGCACGCAAACAGTGTTTTTCCCGAGCCTGCTGGACCCGTGGCAACCACGATTGGTTTCTGGTAATTTCGAAGAGCTTCGACGTATCTTAATTGACCAGGGGTCTTTGGGACGAGGAGGTTCATGGTACTCTTTACCAGGATACTTTATTTTAAAAATTTTCACAGTGGTTGGTGAATTCATTTAAAGTTATATGTCATTTTATTCTTATAAATGTTTTTGACTTACAGAAATGCCATGGATCACTGTGAGGCCCTGTTGTCGCCTTTTCCCCAACACAAGACGAGATATACAAAGGAAGCCGATACAATAATGGTTGTTAACGAACACTGGATGTTACGAAGGGTTCTCCCGGTGTTGATGTCCCACCCCAAAAAATTTACGTTGGTTCTTTATCACACAGACTATGATCTAGAACCCCAGATTTTCGAGTGCCTTCGACACAAGGTTAATCATATTTACGCCGAGGGATGTAGGATCACACACCCCCTGATCACGAAAGTGCCCAGTATGAACATTACAGAATCCACTCCAAAGCTTAGGAACGGCACGAAAACCACAAAGTGCTACCTACCCAAGATTGGATTGTTTGATGAAAACAATCTTCATCATCTACCTGGAAGAATGTTGAGATTGGAATGTCTGAGTCACTTTGAAAAGGTTCCATTTGTGGAGATTGAAAAAAACAAACTACCCATTGACGATTATTACAAAAAACTTTCGGAGTGTGAATTTGTCATTTGTCCCATGGGGGTCGGGTTGGACACCTGTAAGGTCTATGAAACCCTGTACTCTGGATCTACCCCCATAGTGATCAAGAATGGTCTAGAGGATATGTATGAAAAATTCGGGGGGATACTGGTTGTAGATTCATGGGATGATGTTACAGAGGAATTGTTAAGTAACCACAAACATCATGTACCCCCAGATGAAATGTTCACTTTGGAATACTGGTTAAAAAATACAACTTCTAATAACTAAAGATGTGTGGCATATCCGTCGGTTATCACACGGGTTCTTTGACACACCGTGGCCCTGATGGAAATCATGCGGTCATACTGGGAAGATGGCACTTTAAATTTCACAGGTTGGCTATCAACGATACATCAAACAACGGCATGCAGCCTTTCGTGAAATCTGGATGTATGTTGATATGTAATGGAGAGATTTATAATCACAAGGACTTCGAGACCGGAAAGGAGATATCATCGAGTGATTGTGAGTGTCTCCTCGGGATGATTGACCGTTACGGCATTCACGACACTTGTAATCTGATCCGCGGAGTTTTTGCTTTGGCGTGGACCGACGGTAAACGGCTCCTGGCCGCCAGGGACCCATTCGGTGTGAGGCCTCTATTCTACGTGAAGGATCCCGAGGAGGGGATCGCCTTTGCCAGTGAGATCAAGGCTCTTGCCGATTACGAGGGAAAGGTAGAGATATTTCCACCCGGTCACTTCTATGATAGCTATCTGAATGATTTCGTGTGTTACCACAACATATACTGGCACGTGGACCACGGAATTACCCAAGGTGCCAACTTTCTGGTCAGGGACCTGTTTGTGGAAGCAGTCAAGAAGAGGGTCGATAACACAGACCGAGAGGTGGGTTTTCTGTTGTCTGGGGGTCTGGACAGCAGTTTGGTCGTTGCGGTCGCCACCAAACTACTTGGCAAAATTACTACATTTTCAATTGGCCAACCAGATAGCCCGGACATTCTGGCGGCCCGCAAGGTCGCTGAGTGTCTCGGGACCGAACACCACGAGGTGACCTTTGACTTTGAGGAGGGCGTGAGGGTCATTCCCCAAGTCATAAGCTCTTTGGAATCCTATGATACCACCACGATTCGTGCCTCCACGCCCATGTGGATACTCTGTAAGTGGATCAAGGAGAATACAAATATTCGGGTCCTACTGTCTGGTGAGGGTAGCGATGAAATCTTGGGTGGCTACAAGTACTATAAGAATGCCCCGTCACTGGAAGCTTTCCAGGCGGAGACGATCCGCCGCCTGAGGCTGATTCACCAGTTTGACGTTCTGCGGGCGGACAGGTGTACGGCGGCTCACGGTCTGGAACTTAGGGTTCCCTTTTTGGACAGGGACTTTGTGGACGGTGTGATCCGTCTGGACCCATCGGTGAAAAAGACTCCGTTGGAAAAACAGGTTCTGAGGGATGCCTTCGGTTCCGAACTACCTTTGGAGATATTGAACCGTCCCAAGGATGCCTTCAGCGACGCGGTGGGCTACGGGTGGGTGGATCACATCGGGGACTACACTGAAAAGTACGTACCAGATGATTTGGTCGGGCACGTGAGGGAAAGTTGTAAGGGTCACAACGTACCCCTAACAAAGGAAGAAGTTTGGTATCGTCAAATGTTTCAGCAGATATATGGTTACGACAAGGATCATCTCATCACTGAGATATGGAGACCCAAGTGGACGACGGTTACCGATCCAAGTGCTCGAAAACTAGATTAAAGAATTTGGACACCAATAGGGTATAAATGGATTTCATTGATCGTTTCCAGTTGTACATTCGCTACAGCCTGTTGGCCATCCTCGCCCTCATCGGAAAGACGGACACTGTATACTTCAATAACCAACTTAGAAAGGTGGATCATGTGTTGAATATAAATGACGAGCTGGACGAAGAAATTCAATCCGAAGAGTCAAGCGCATGTGGAGTGGCTGAAGACGCTTTCCAATGTATTGGACACGACGAAGATGAGCAATCCGTTGGAAATGGAGAAGGCACTGAGGAAAGTGGATCTGAAGGAGTTGTTGAACAGCAACCCAATGGGGATCGCAGTCTCTGATCGGGATCTCATGGAATTTCCTATGATTCATTTTGGTTTGGCGATGGTGTACACGAATGCGGTCATGAACAGTGACGCGTGGTTGCCACAAAAAAATGAATGATAATAATAAATGTCAAATTTTATAAAATTTATCAAGGATGAACACATACTAAAATTGGGTGTATCCTTCATGATAGGTTACAGCACCCAAAATCTATTTCAGTCACTGATAGAACATTTTACCAAAAACATTAATAACGATAAGAAAACAGATCCAATTGTTGTAAACTTTTTCACACTTGTGTTTGTTCTGATATTTTCGTATTTTTTATCCAGGCTTCAGTCTCGGTGAGTGTGAGATCTTGGTGATCTGCGTTTTCGTCCATTCTGATGAACAAGATTGGTCCGTAGATGACTTCTTTATCAAAGGGTTCACTTAGAATATTTTCATTTTTTTGGAGATCGAAAATTGATTCTCTACATTTCATGATCACCACGTCACTGTCTGGCCACTGTCCCACGAAGGTTCCAGGTCCCTTTAGAATTTTGAATATTTCATTCTTTTTGGGGTGTATGTCCAATTCAATTTCGCATATGTTACCGAACGTTTCGCTCACCAGCACAGCCTTCATTTTATATCTTGGTACATTATAAAATGATTGCTCTTGCTATCCTCTTATTCTTGGTTTTGTTTTTAAAGGTCAGATCCTACAAGGAGTGTATGAGCGGCGGTGGAAGCAGTTGGGACCGCGACGGTTACAAGTACGTGACCTCTTTGGACGAGGCCTACAGGTCCACCCATCCAGGTAACCGCGTGAAGGGTCTTTTCATGGACTGTTCCCCGGAGTCTCACCCCTATGGTTGCGGATCCAGAGCGTCTGCGCTAAATGTGATGAGAAGGGGGCGCATTCAGGCCATACCTCACCTTCCCAGGGAACCAAATTTCTTGTTCTAAAGATATTTAAGTATTTAGGCCCCATATAGTAAGTATTAAATGATGAGGGAGCACGTGACTTCGAAGGTTGCCGCTCTCATGGGCGCTGAGTCTGAGACGATAACCAAGAATGTTGAGAAGGCCATCTTCAACTGGTCAGTAAAACGTTGTAAGAAACTTCGTGACATTCCATCCTGGGAGAATCCAACCTTCAGGGATATCTATAGGCGAAAGGCTATATCTATCCTTTTCAACCTCAATGAGCCCAGGAGTCATTTGGTCAACCGACTGAAGTCTGGAGAAGTCAAGACCAAGGATGTGGCCGACCTTTCCCCGGATAAACTTTGGCCCACGGGGCCCTACGCCACGGCCCTTAAGGAAAAGGAATACAGGGAACTGGTCAAGGACAAAAACAAGGGTGTCGAAAACGATTTCAAGGGTGCTTTTCAGTGTGGAAAGTGCCGATCCTGGAGGACCACATACTATCAGCTCCAGACCAGGAGTGCCGACGAACCAATGACTACATTCGTAAATTGTGTGGATTGTGGCAAAAGATGGAAGTGTTGATATAGTTTTGAGAGTCTGTGAGATCGGTTGGTTGATCACCAGCTGAAAGTAAAAAATTGTAACCGAGACGTCTCTTAACGGTTGACTTCATGTTTGGCGAACAAAAGTACAGTTCGTCGTAGTGTATCCCCTTTGAAGCCAATTGTCTCTGGGTCCACTTTATGTTCTCTTGGTAACCAGGTCTGGCGGTTATGATGACCACTCTGTACCCCGCCATCTTGGAACGTCTGAGGAGATCTATCATCTCCACTATAGGACTCCCATCCGTTCTGATGAGAGTGTCATCTATGTCAAACATCACAGCGTCCACCATTCTTAAAAGAATGAATCATTTAATTTTTATATGAATAGGTGTGATGCCACGACCAAATTGGATCGTAGATGTAGAAATCGCTGTGTTAAGGGTCTCACTACTTGTTACATCCACTCTGATGAATGTAGTATTTGTCTTGTTAGGTTGGGAACTGGGTCAACTATTTGTAAACTTCATTGTGGTCATGTTTTCCACGAACGATGTGTTCATAGATGGATTAATACTGATGGCCGTTGCCCTATCTGTAGATTTGTCTGTAGAGCACCTATTATTACTGTTCATGATCTTTCACACGTTCACGTACCAGAATCAAGAATCGCAGAAATACTTAGAAGATTATACAACAGTGGTGAACTCAACACAACCCGTGTATCTATGATCACAGAAAATGATACGATAATTGTTAATGACTACTCAAACGGTACATTTATCGGTTCTGAACCCTTTTCTCTCTGACGTCTCCTTTACAAAAAGGACACTTTGTACTCTTTTTTGTAAACCACTCAATGGTACACTGCTTACACACATAGTTCCTACAACACTTTATCCTGGTGCGATCCATCTTTAAGCTCCCACACAGGGTACAGTCCCAACCCCCAACCACACCCTCAAACACAAAGGTTTCTTCGGGAACAGTCACTCGCACAGGTTCCCAGAATTCTTTTGGTATCCAATCAAGGTCTGAATCCATTGATAAAGATTGTAGACATTAAATATTTATATGGATTCACTCATTGATGTTAACGTGTTTGATGAAGAACAGGACGAAGAGGTTGTTCTTTTAGCTAAAATTGTTGGTGAGACTCAGGATACTTATAAGGTTAAATTTATGAGTCCCACGAAGGGTGGTCTGTTTCGCTACGAAAACGATATCACGGAGATTGAAAAGGAATCTGTGTGCGGTTTTTATGATTCCACGGATGAGCACGACGCTGGGTACATACCAGCGCACGATGGATGTTTTGAAAAGATGGATGATGACGAGGAATACGATCCATCTGAATCAGATGACGAGGACGACGAAGACGAGGAACTCGAGGACGAGGACGAGGACGAGGACGAAAATATTGTCTAACCTAAAGTTAAGATACCCCAACCCTTATGGTAAGAAGCAACGAAGACACCATGGAGTGCCCTGTCTGCTACTGTGAAAAAGCATGCTGCCACCTCGTGTGTGGACACTCCTTCTGTAAGGGTTGTACCAAGGAGTGGTGGCTCAAGTCTGCCGAAAGCAATTGTCCCATGTGCCGCGCCCCCCTTTATTTCAGGGGGCTGCGCAAGATGGCCGAACGGTGGGAGGAGGAGCGTGAGGAAAAGATGAAGGAGGCGGTCTACAACAAGATCTTCAACGAAATCATGGAGGATTTGGGCGAAGATTTTGATGAGTTGGAGGCAACCTTAGCCATGTTCGCTCTGAGGGAGTTTGATGAGCGGTTCAGGAAATTTGCCTATGATTGTGACTGGGACTTTACAGAGGATGAACTCTATGAAATGGTTGGTGATGTGTTCACAGATGTGTACACCGAGAAAACCAGATGGGATGAGACAGCTCCTGATAACCTTCTGTTTGTACCAAAGGCTAAAAATGGCACTGAGCGTATGATTAGAGAAGCACAGGCCAGGGACACTCCCACCCCACCCTTGGATCTGTACACCATCTTCATTGTTGTGTAAGCTTCCACACCAGTAACTTTTGTTTTCCAGACCCCACCTCCATGGGGTCAACGAGTGAGTAATCATTTGGGTGATTGAACATGTACCAGTTTACCTTCTTGCGAGTTTCACCTAGGGATCTGGCAATATTGTTGGTACTGTAGTATTTCTTTTGGGTAATGAGGGAACGGATGGTCTGGTCCATATATTTTTTTAAAAACGCCTCTTGTTTAAATATGTGTCCCAAAACAAGTTAAGCAAATTTTGTACTTATAATAACGATATGAACATTTTTTTCCTTTCGTGGGACCCAGACACCTGTGCTCAGTTGTACTGTGACCAGCATGTTAACAAGATTCTTTTGGAAATTGTTCAGATGCTCTACACGGCATGGTACTTTTTGGGAAAGGATGGGTGGAACCTTAAGGCTCCTCGGCGAAAGTCGGGTGATAGAGGCTACCGCCCTGTGTCAAATCCTAAACACGCCATTGTCATGTGGGTGAGGTCCCACAGGGAAAACTACGTGTGGACGGCTAAGTTGGGTATGGCTCTGGCCATAGAGTTCAATCACAGGTTTGGGAAAATTCACGCGTGTACAAAACACGTCATGTGGTTGTATTCCAACGTTCCCACATTTTTCGAAGAAGTTAGGAATGAAAAGGCTTATTATTCTTCCGAGGGTTTTCCACCCCAGGTAACGCCCGTGCCCGAGTGTATGGACCCTAAGTTCCACGATCCCAATCTCTTGGTGGCCAATTACAAAAATTACCGAGAGACAAAACTCCCCTTTGCCAGGTTCAAGAGAGACGAATCAAAACTTTTTTGGTTTCCACATACCTGTACAAAACATATATAAGTTGTGGGGTGTCCTTAGGGTAAGGATGACCATGGAGGTCATCATCCACACGAACGCTTTGGTGGTCACCGGGAAGACATACAACAACCGAGACTTCCTCAAGTCTAAGGGTTTCAATTGGAACCCTGATCAGAAGGTGTGGGTTCACACAGACCTTGATATGCGTAGGGCTTTCCCGAGGAACACACGAGTCTACGATGTTCGTAAGCTTTATTTTATGAAAAAGGCTTACGAAGATCGGAAAGTGGCCACCCTCCAAGCGTGTGAACCCCTACCGACCGATATTACAAAAAAGATATTCAATCATATTCACTTTAACAAATGTAGATGCGCGGGAAAGTGGGTCTGCTCTGACTGTCAATATTCTTGTTGTGAAATGGCCACTCCTACCTTTTGTGTGTGTCTCCACGCAACCAACTGTCCCAAGCACGGTAGAAGATGTAACGGGTCCCATGATTAATCTTTTTTAAAAACTTGTCACTCCCAAAAATGTGTATAAAAACAATCCAAGTTATGATAGTACCTATAGTAAGGTACATGGCACCCTACGAGCCACCTATCGCACACTACTCTCAGCTTGACGTTTCCCAGTACACCGACGAGCAGATCCTTAGTGTGATTGGCAAGGGTGGTAAGGGTTTCTACAAGCTTACGACCCAACTCGGACTTAACTACCTATGGTGGGACAAGGAGCGCAAGGTTGTGGAGCTGTGGGGATCCTTCGGGGCCCTGAGCAACGGAGCCAAGGACAAGCTATCCTCCGCAATCTCCCAGAAGATCTCCAGTGGTACATCTGGCGAATGTACTTCAAACAACATGTCGTTCCAGACTTTTACGGAAAGTACCGCCACACCTGGGAATACCCCAGTGACCGCCTGTTAGACCTTTGTAGAGACAAGGGGTGTATAGAACAGGGACACCACGAGTTGGAAGACCTAATCGAAGATGAGAACATGTGGGCCTGGAACATCTGTGTGAATGGTAAATGTGAAAACTGCTCTCACCACGGTTTTCCGTGCGCCAATTTGGCCGTGTATGGTTTTCAAATCCCTAAACTGGGATGCCACTGGGAGGCAAACTTTTAGTTTTTAAAAACCCGCTACACCCAAAAAGATGTATGAAATCTATATAAACAAAGGGTGCCCCTAGGGTAAGAAAGGACGATGGAGCGTGAGCCAGTGTGGTACGGTGACCTTGACCTCGCTCCTCCCACACCTGAGCAGTATCACGAGAATCTTCTTTGGCAGATTGATCGTGAGTCACCCCCTGGTGACGAGCGCGCCCCGGTTGACCCCGATACACCCACGTGGGCTCTGGAGCAAATGATTGACACTCAGAACTTTATTCCTTTGATCACAGAGGATTACAAGTTGGCCTTTTGCCAGGTGACCCGCGAACTTCCAGAGCTGTGTCAGACTCATATATGGTCGGCCCTCATGAGGGATGACGTGTCACTTCCTCCTCCAGCTCCCAAAAAGAAAAAGTATGAACTTTCACAAAGGATGAAGTCTCACATGGCTCGGTGGGCCGCCAGGAAGCAGCTCACCTATTAGTTTTTTAAAAACCCAATCGCCCCAAAAACGTGTGTTGAACGCATTCAAGTATTGTGTGCCCTTAAGGTAAGGACAACCATGGAGGTCTACCAGCCAGAAAGCCCCGCTGCGCGTTCCTATGTGCCCGTTTCGCCTAGGAAGAAGGCCTACGTGCCCGATCCCAATACTATGGTCGGTAGGATTTTGATTTCCATGAAGAATCCAGTGCCTCCCGTGACCAACACGGCCGTATTCATTCCAGTCCAGAACTGGGAAAGATACGTGGAGTCTCTGAGGAGGAATATGAAAAAGAATGGTTGGGACAAAGATGAGGAATACTTTGCGAGGTGTGATGCCATCATAGAGCGCATAGTGAAACAACACCAGGAGTACTACGCCAAGAACCCCCCTAAGCCTCGCAAGGAGATCGTCAAGGGCTACGAGGTACCTTCCACTATTGACTACGTGACAGTTGGACTCACTGTGACTAAGAGTGGTAAGGTCAAGGCTAGGATCTCCGCACCCATGCTTGAGATATACGAAAAGTATTTCAGTAAGGGTGTGAAACCACCGACTGATGTTTACATCAGGGCTCTCAAGGAGTTTGGGTACCCCAATGAGGTTCTGGAAAAGGTTCTGCTGAAGGCCCAAAATGCCCCCAAGCTTAAGGCTGAAATGGAGGCGGTCATCGAGAGGGTCTTCGGAACCGGCGGTCCCTCGAAGTCTAGTAAACCCAAGAGGGGTACGGTAACCCAAGAGATTACAAAGCGTATGAAGGGCTTGAAGTCCAAGTAATTTTTTAAAAACCCACTCGTTCCATAAATGTGTACAAAAAACATATAAGTTTGCCCAGCCCATATGGTAAAAGACATGTCGAGCCACGTCGTGATTCAGATAGATCAGTCAACTGTTGTCTTTCCTCCGCTGATTAGACAGAATGCTCTCACACCTAAACAGTGGAAGAAACTTATCCCTATTCCCTCAGAGGCCTTTCTCCCCCAGAAATGGGACATAGAGAAAGGCCGCTACTAATTTTTAAAAACATGTCGCTCCCAAAAACGTGTTTCAAAACCGTTCAAGTTAGCGCACCCCTTAGGGTAGGACGAACAACCAGAGCACAGGCACGCAAGATGGCTTACTTCGCTTTCGATACCGAGACCACCGGCCTGCCCACCACCCGCGCCAGGCCCACCAAGGATAACATTGCTGGGTGGGACAACTGTCGGATGCTTTCCTTTGCGATTGTCGAATTCAACTCGGATCACAAGATTCTCGCAACGTATCACGACATAGTGTACCCCGACAATTTCCAGGTTGCCGCGACTGAGATCCACGGCATCACAGAGGAACAGGCTAAGGCCGAGGGCAAACCATTCGAGGACCTCTACAATATGTTTGTGGTTATGGTTAACAATTGCCCTAAGATTGTTGGTCACAACCTTGAGTTTGATATCAACATCATGAAGGCTGAGGCTATCAGGCGTGGTCTTGATCAGTCCATCTTTGACATTATTGAGCCCGTGTGTACCCTCAAGATGGTCAAGGATCTTTACTTCAAACCCATGAAGTTGGGGGTCATTTACAAGACCCTCTTTGGCAAGGAGTTGGACGGGGCTCACAACGCCCTAGCTGACTCTGTGGCCGCTGGTGAGGTTTACGCCAAGCTTCTTTCGGACCCTAGGGTCTACAAGTCTCTCCCCGTTCGTAGGATTACGATCAAGGCTAGTGACGTGGCAGCCTGTGTGGGTCTCCACAGTTACAAGACCCGTGGGGAGGTTTTGGATGAGATGTGGAAGAAGAATCACCCCAATAACTTTACGGGTGAGACCCGCGAGGATCGCAACCTCAAGGCTCTCGAGCAATCCGAGGAGGCTCAGCAGTTACTAAAGGCTGTGCTCAACCACAAGCCCAAGGATTCCGATGAGGTGAAGGAAATCGTGAGTCTCTCGTGTGAGATCATCCAACAGGATGAAAAGCTCACCAAGGAACAGAAGGGGATGGTGTGTGAGCACCTCCGCAAGATGGTCTACACCACCCACGGTACCAACTCCGAGGACACCACGGCTGATATGGATGAGGCTACTCTTCATAGGGACGATACATATTATACTCTTAGTGTCATCAACATCAAGGGTACCGAGTACCAGATTGTGGGTCGGATCGACCGTTACCAACTCAGGGAGGACGGTACCAAGGTACTGGTCGAAATCAAGAACCGCACCAAGGGCCTCTTCAACAAGGTCAGGCTCTATGAGATGGTTCAGGTTCAGACCTACCTCCAGATGTTGGGTCTCCAAGATGCTCGGTTGATCGAACAGTTCAATCAGGAGCGCAAGCATTATCTGATTGAGCGCGATCAGAAGTCCTGGGATGATAATGTTTTCCCCAAGTTGGTGGAGTTCTGTAGGACTCTCCACCACCACATGTCCATCTAAGTTTTTTAAAAACTGTGGACCACCAAAATTATGTGCGAAACTGTATTATGATATTTTGACCCTAATTGTAAATGGAAATCGTACCCGGTGTCCTCACACCCGCGGAATGTGACCAGGTGGTCAGCGGTATATGGGACTCCTTCGAACACATTACCCAAAAATGGGATGAGCCAATTGATAGAAATTCCCAAAAATCTTGGAAGGGATTTGCCAAACTCATGCCAAGTCACGGTATGCTTTATCAACACTGGGGTCTGGGTCACTCTCAGGTTGTGTGGAACGTCAGACAACATCCCAAAATTTTAAAAGTTTTTTCAAAATTGTGGGATTGTAAACCCAGTGATCTCATAGTATCTTTTGACGGTTTGAGTTTCATGCCCCCACCGGAGATCACAGGTAAGGGGTGGCACAGGGGCAGAGATTGGTTACACACGGACCAATGTTTCAAGATGAAAGGTCTGAATACCTATCAGGCATATCTGACCGCAACAGACGTGACGGAGGACGACGCCACTTTTTATTATTTGGAAAACTCTGAACAGTATCACGAAGAGTTTGGAAAAACCTTTGGTATTACTTCACCCGCTCACTGGTTTCAAATGAAAGATCCAGCTCATAGACAGTGGTACCTCGACAAAGGGTGTACACCCAAAAAGGTGGTGTGTTCAAAGGGATCGTTGGTTATATGGGATAGTAGGTTGATACATTGTGGTATGGGCCCCGTTAAGACTCGAGAAACCCCCAATACCAGAGCTATTATATATGTGTGCTACAAACCCCGAAGTACCTGTTCGGAACTGGTCCTAACAAAGAGACTAAAGGCCTTCGAGGAACTCAGAATGACCACACACGATCCTTGTAGGTGTAAGCTACAGGGTAAATCCCCTCAGACCTACGGCCAAGAAATTCCCGAACTCACACCACTGGGACACCCAGAACTTACTAGGAGAGTAGCCACTCTTGTTGGTCTTGCTTAGGTTCATTAGTTTCTGGGTAACAACAGAACGCGGTTATGTAAATTCCATAGTAACTACACAGTGTTACGAGGCAACAATAGTCACATGTATCCATATTAAAATATGTTATTAATATAAATGGTGGAGACACGCGAACAGAAAGAATCCAGGCGCCTGATCCGTGAGATACGTAGAGTTCAGGCAGCCAACTCCAGAAATCTTCAGCGCATAGGGGCACTTCGTAAAAAACTTGAGCGACAGGCACTTAAGAAATAGGGGCCCAATAATTAATATGGAAAGTATAGCCCCAAAGTCATGGATCTGTAAATTCAATTCCACAAAGTTAGGATACAACCCACCAAACTTTGTGGATGTTTGGAACCTCAAACCAGATGTTAGAGGTAAGATAATTCTTTTTGGCAAGGAGCACGATGTGCCGAGGTGGCAACAGTCCTATGAAAAAAATTATTTTTTTTCGGGGATGACTCATCAAACATTTTCAAGTACACCAAAAATATTTTTAGATTTTTTAAAGGTGTGTAAGACCCACGTGTCCCCCAAGTTGAATGGTATCTTGGTAAATTGGTACGAACCACAGGACTACATAGGGTTCCACTCCGATAACGAAAAAGATCTTGTACCAGATGAACCAATAGTGACCCTCACATTTTTGGAAGATCCCACCGAACCCAGAAAGTTTAGGTTGAAATCCAATGAGACTGGCGAAAACAAAGATTATCTATTGGGTCACGGTGACATATTTGTAATGGGGGGAGATACCCAAAATACCCACAAGCACAGTGTACCCAAGAGTACAAAGTACAAGTCCAGAAGAATTTCCATCACTGTAAGAAGTTTTGGGGAATGAATATATAATTTCTACATTTAGTGATATCAAATATATCAAAGGCACTACAACTTTCATTTACTATGTGGTATTTGTATCCCAAATTTCCTAATAAATGTTTTATCTGTTGTGTTTTGTGTATGTCTTTACCAAGTGACTCCACAATTATGACAGGGTTATCTCTCTCTATTATCCCCAGTGACCCCTTGACGACTTCCAATTCCATGCCTTCTACATCGTAGTGCATTATGCCAACTTTTTCTTGTATAAGATCATCCGCGGTGATGCTATTTATTTCACCGTCGGTACTTTCTTCATATGACGCATTGGGTTTGTGTTCATTTACACCCGTGTAGACCATTCGTCTATCACTCAAAAGAGCCCTTAACACTTTGACATTATTAGGTTTCACCTTTTCTATAAATTTTGCGTTTGTGTCGGATGGTTCTATCATATAAAATGTACGGTTTGGGTATTTGTTTGATAGTGTGAGAAATGAGTCACCCACATAGGCTCCCGCATCTATCACACATCCGTTGGTATGTTTGATAATTTCATCAAGTAATTTGGAAAGTTTGTTTTCGTGAAAAAAATCACAAAAAATAAATATATAAGAGTTCTTATTTAAGATGGGCAATTTTAAATCTTTGTATTCAAATGTACCATGTAGTGGATATATTGTCACTATATGAGAAATTATCATGTAGATGGAAATCAACAGAGGTATTATACCCAGTTTGTATTTAATTATAACACCTGTAAATATAAAACCAATTAGCATGGCAAACCTGTTACACAAACTTTTGGTTTTTGGTGTACACTGTTTACCTGTTAACATTAGGTAAATGTGGGTCGTAAATTGTATGGCCGCTAACACGTATACAAGTGGCAATTTACATTTGAACACATAACAGTAAAAAATCAAAAGACCAGGAATAAAAATTAATAATCTTTGAATCAATCTCTGTGTGTGATCCATATACTTTTTGTTTTTATTTTTTTTAGAGATTCCAAAAGTTTGTGTGGGACACAGTCAAATACCGACCGACCATAGGTTAATGGACCCCGACCACGACCTCATCTGTGAACTGTACCCATGGTTCACTCCTCTAATGGAGGATAACGTGAGGGACAATTACTATGATATGGTGTGTGGTGATCCCGACCCACTTACCAGGATCTTTTTCAATTCTTTTTGGGAAGGTATACCCAAACACGTGTGGCCAAATCCCCACGAGGTTCGGTACATGTGGGAAGACTTTCTATTGATGTATGATGAACCGTGGATCTCATTTTAAAAACAACCCACCCCCAAATATATGTGTGGACCACACTCAAGTACCGACCGACCTAAGGGTAAGAGACACAGCCATGGCCGCGACTCTCCCCGTTGGACTCTATGATGACATCCTGGCCACCACGAGGAGTATGGTGTCTGCCGAGGTGACCATCAGCGAGTGTAACGCCAAGAGTTTCGTGGGTTTCTGTAAGGTCGTGGGTACCAAGTGTCACATCAGGGTCTCCTCGCAGTACACAGGTGTGAGGTACTTCCTAACCCTGACCCACGAGATTGCGCACCTCCTCGCGTGGGCGCGGTATTCAAATAAGATAAAGCCCCACGGAAAGGAATGGAAAGACGAGTACCGTTCATTCGTCCTTCGATTCATGAGTAAGGGGTACTTTAGTACCGAAATAGAGCACGGGATCATCATTCACATGGCGAATCCACCTTATTGTGCCAAGCTTCACACGGAATTGATGAAGGCTCTCAATCCTGGATGTGTTCCTATTAAAGAGCTTCGGTGCGGAAAAACTTTCCAGCTAAGTGGTAATCATATGTATGTTAAGACTCAACAGAAATATTCCACAGTCTATTTCAGATGTATACAGTCCAACGCAGAGTTCAAGATACACAAAGACACATTTGTTAACGTCAACTTTTAAAAAACTGTGGACCACCAAAAACATGTGTCAAACATATTCAAAACATCTTAACACTAAGGTTAAGATGGAGGCACTCATAGAGCAACGCATGGACTGGGATCGGGTTCTCACAAAGAAGGGTGACACCCAGAACTCTGAACGTTACTACATATCTGTGATACTCGAGGTGATAGAAAGCCTCGGTGGGAGGGTTGGATCCAGTGCTGGATCTCAACAGTCTGTGGATATTCGTAATGTCGAGTGGCCCGATGGGACCACAAAGTCCTATGAGGGCAAAAAGGTTAACAAGGGTTCGAGGTTTATCTTCAATGATACCTTCATCAAGCCGGATGTGTGGTACATATTTATCTATGTGGAAACCAAAAAGGTTCGAATTGCCGAGGGTTCTACATTGATAAAGGAGACACTAACACCAGAGTGTGACTCTCATAAGAAACATCTTAGGGTTCTAGGAAAAATTATCCTTGACATGATGGATGACGACATGTCATCTGAAAAAATAAAAAGTTTTTTTTCAGAGGTACTTTTATTTTTGAGATCATGTGTGATGAATGGTTTTATTAGTTACTTTGACTTTGGTGAGCTGTTCAAACAGACTGTGTCCTTTGGTACCTTCGTGTCCAGACCTAGGCCTAACTGGAGTCTAACAATACCTTACAAACCTCCCGAACAATCGGTGGAGGTACCGCATTCCCCAGTTGAACAATCTGTTCCTTCAGAGATCCCTCCAGATGGTAATCCCTCGGAAACCCCTGAATCTCTTTGAGTTCATCGGGTGTGAGGCACCTTAGGTACCTTTTCTCACCCACACCCTGTGCTACAAAAAGTCTGGGTTGGTGATCATATGTACATATAATGGTTTTACTTTTTGCTTTGGGGTTTACTATCTCACAGTGGACGGGTGAAATTCTTTTACCAAATGAAAAGGCGTAGGTACTGTAGGTCTTATCTTTGTAGACCACACCTCTCACACCCGCTCTGTCCACTAGGTATGGGTGGGGATTGCCCACTGGTTCACCGGTACCCATGATCACACAGTCATGTGGTACTCCAGCCTCATCAAAAAGTTCTTTGGGAACCTCTAAGGTACCATTCATATCAAATTTTAAAATATTTTTTAGATTGGGTTTTCCGGGGAGGGACAGTGGCCACCGAGGGGTCCACTCCCCCTTTTTGCCCATTATGATTAGGCGTTCACGGGTCTGTGGAACCCCAAAGTCATCCGCTTTGAAAACCTTAAAGTGACACTGGTACCCAATGCCCCCAAAGGCTTTCAGGATAATTTCTAAAAAGTTTTCCCCTTGGGGTGTCACACGTGACATAAGACCCTTGACATTCTCACCTATGATGTACTCTGGTTCTATGAGTCTGGTAGCTCTAACAAACTGTAGGTACAGTTGACCTCTTGGATCGTGGGGATCCTTCTTACCTCCATGTGAAAAACTTTGACAAGGAAATCCTCCGAATAACACCTTGATGGTTCCTTTGAGTTCTGAAAACTTTTCATCTGGGATCTTGGTGATGTCACCACCTATGAGTTTGGAATTTTTAAAGTTTTTGAGGTGACTCTTTTGGAAGGTTGGCTTCAGTTCTGAGAAGTGATCGACTGACAGTCCCGCCAACTCCATGCCCAGAGTGTCTCCACCACAACCAGAAAAAAGTGAACAGGCTTTCATGTGTCTCTTGTGTATAACAGGGGTTTATTCTTTAATTCTTCTGTGTGAGTGATTTGAAAATAAAAAAACTTGTTTAAAACCAAGTCAAGTATATACAAAGGCATCATGTATCAAGTCGGCATAGAAGAAATATTACAACAGTCTAGGTATGGCAAGAAGATATTCTCAGAGTATCTTAAGAAAAGATTTAAAAAAAAGGTTGCCATTAAGATACAGAGGACTTTCTTTCCAATGGTACGAACAGAAGACACAGGAAAGGAGCTTGAGATGGCTATCTGTATGGCCTATGGTATACAGTACGTTGGAAAGTACAAGTATGGTTACGAAGAACCCAGCAGACTATCGGAACGTTTGAAGAAACTTCCACATATGAAGAATATATACCACTCGGCTATCAATAAGTCTGCCTATGACTTTAGATCGGACGATGGTAACCTGAGTGCCAAGTCTACCAAGAAGTCCGGAGGTAAGGTTGCTCCTCAGCGCATCGGTCAGTGTTCAATTGAGAAGTTCTGTGAAAGGATCAACATTTCATCTTTGGGCAAAGAGGATCTGAAAAGGTACATACAGAACAACATTGTTAGCATTCTTCCTATTTTCGAGTCGAACACATTTGAATCTAGTATTGTGTACTACATCAAACAAAAGAATGAGATTAGGTACATACAACAGATAAAGCCTATTGATTGGACCAATCTTCAGTTTAGTTGGACACGAGATTCAAATGAGTGGACAAACTCATCTACACTTAAGGTTAAGGACATTTCGATTATGGAGATCCAGTTTCACACGAAGCGAAAGAATATGGCTTGTAGATGGTGTTTTGAAAACCTATTGAGTCTGTTCTCCGATCATTTTAGTGTAATATTCCTTTGAAATTTCACAACCCTTACAAATCCTTTTTGTGTTCTGACATGCCCTATAGGTTGTCCCAGAACCCAAAAATGGATCTACCACCACATCCCCCTCATTACTGTGTTTTGTTATGAGGTTTTCAAAAAGTTTTGTACTTTTTTGAGTTGGGTGAAATCTTTCAGTTCCACCTTGTAGTGGAAATAGATAGATCCCATTATCATATTTGGAGTTGAAGGTTGGTTTTGACTTTTTGATGGCTACAAGCGCAATCTCTCTACAGTTGGTTAGGTAGTTGACCTTTGAGTTTAGGGGTTGTGGGTTTGTCTTGATCCACTCTATGAACCTTACTTGTTTGAATTTATATTTTTCAAGAAGTTCTTTGAGGGGTGTGATCTTCCATATGTCAAACCATATTATGACGGTACCACCATCCTTAAGTTTATTGTAAAACTTTTCTATAAACTTTTCAAGATCTTCCATTGAAAAGTTAGTGTCCCAGTCGCCATATTGGGTCTTGACAGCGTACTTTTTTCCGTAAATTGTACCGTATTTCATATAATTTTCTCTCATTTTAGGATCGTCTTTTAGTTTTTTGGTATTCATATAGGTATGCCATTCTTCGATGGTCTTTACATTCTCTTGGTTGTTATGTATCTGATTCCACAGCGCATCCATTCCCGTGTCGCGAGAGGTGATATACGGAGGATCTGTCAGAATGAGATCGACACTATTATCGGTTAGTGAGTCTAAGAACTCAAGCCCTTCGCAGTTTCTGATATCCATTTTCTTATTGTACCAGTGCCTACTTTTTTTAATTGAATGTCGTGGTCTCCAAAAAGTTGTGTGTAACCAACATAAACTATGCTTACCCTTAGGTTAAGAAGCGAACATGCCATCCTTTACACGCTCACAGACTGAACAAAAAAAGATTGAGATGGCTGCGGAAATTTTAATGTCATTGAGCAAAGTATCATCTGTGGTGAGTCAGCGTTAGTTTTTTTAAAAATGGTCCGTTCCCAAAATAATGTATGAACATAATATAAATGGGTAACAAAGATTTTGATTTTTGGTCCCTTGGACACTTTATGATGGGTGTTCTCTCGGGATATCTTTTTAGGATGAGTGGGTACACGAATCTTACAAATTTTTTAATAACAAATGGTTTCCATCTTTTCATAGAGATGATTGAAAAATCAAAATACAATGGTATAATTTTAGAATCATTTACGAATCATGTGACTGATATAATTTTATTTTTTGTTGGGTGGATTATTTCATTCGATGTACCTGATGCCAATGTTCCCTTTTTGTGGATCATACTAATAGGTGCTACTATCAAAGAAGTTTACAGAGAAATATTTCCATGTAGCACAGGAATTATAAAAGGTGCTTATGTAAAAAACTTGTCTGGGTAACACATAAGTTACCGGAGCCCCTATGCTAAGAAAGCCATGGACTGCCTCGACATCATCGAGACTATTGGGAATCACTGCGACTCCAAGACTCGAATGAAACTTTGTATGGCCCACAAAAACTATTTAATGACACAACAGACTTTTGTCAAAGAACAACAAAAAATGAGAGTGGAACAGTTTTGCGCACAAGGTAAAGAAATATTAAACAAATGCGTTCGGTATAGGAGTCCATATCAGAGGCTCAAAATAGTTCACGAGTTTTACAGATGGTTCACTCAGGCCAGTGAACGAGATTTGAATCTTTTGAGAGGGCATTATATTATCACTGTCGCCATTGTTAAATTGGAGGAACTAACCAATCAACCCAAAAATCGTTTGAGGATGGGCAAAGTACCAGCCAAGAAATATAAAAAGATTTTGGAAAGGTACCTGTGAGTATTCTTTTTTTTAAAACTCACCGCTCCCAAAAAC